GGTACTCCCGGACAGTGGCATGGCTTTGGACAAATAGCTAGTCAATAAACTTGACCTTACACTATAAAAGTGTATAATCATTATATGCGGACTTAGGCATTCATCCCGCAATATAAACTCTGCATGCCATTGCTTAATCTTAGGAGATAACAATGGCAACTTTACAACCGGTAGTATACAAATATCAAAGCACAAAAGAATATGTGGATGCATTTCCATGTGCTTACAGACAATGGCGTAGTGACAGTCATTGTAATCTAATTCATGGCTATTCATTTAGTATGAAATTCTACTTTGGCACAAATGATCTAGACGTTCGTAATTGGGCGGCTGATTATGGCGGCTTAAAAGAACTAAAGAAAACACTAGAAGATCAATTCGATCATACATTGATCGTAGCAGAAGATGATCCAGAAATGGAAACATACAAACTGCTACAAGAAAAGAAAATGGCTAAGGTAGTAATTTTACCAAGATTAGGTTGCGAAGGCCTAAGTGATATGCTTTACAAGTATGTCAACGGTGTTTACATTCCAGAAATGTGGGGCCCAGGTGAGGCAGCTCGCTTGTGGTGCTATCGTGTAGAAGTACGTGAAACTCAATCAAACATGGCATTTAGAGAAGGGCATCGTGAGTGGAATGAGGATCTTCTTTCGTAAAATTTGGCGTGTTTGGGCCAAAGCATTAGGTGAAAAATCAGGCAGTTCGGACGAGGAATCGGATCGAATTGCTTGCATTCGTACCTTAATTGTGTTATCATACATACTTACAAACACTTTTATAATCGCAGGCGTCATAAGGCATTGGTAATGAAACGAATAGGCTTCGCATGTAAATGGATTGACTCTCCTCATCAAGTCAACGGCATCCACAAGGATGACGATGCTAAACAGTATAACACAGGCACAACTACCATATCTTGGTTAAATAGACAGTCAAGAGATGTCGCGGAGCAGAAACTATGGGACCTAATGGTAGGCAATATCGAAGCAACAAGGAAGTTGGTAGAACGTGTCAGCACACTTGATGCTCCTCTTCGGATGGTTAGGATTAGCAGTGACATTCTCCCTGCTTATACTCACGCTGACTTTGCTGATTATTGGCGCAAACCTGACGTTGTATCATACGCCGAAACCGCGTTCAAAAGAGTGGGCGATATTGCTAGGGCTAACAATGTTCGGCTTAGTATGCATCCTGGGCAGTTTACAGTTCTGGCAAGTGATAACCCAGGCATTGTTGAACGTTCGATAGCGGAGTTCGAGTATCATGCAGATATGGCACGTTACATGGGCTACGGTAAATCCTTCCAAGATTTTAAAATCAACGTACACATCTCGGGTAAACAAGGTCCCGAAGGTATCAGACGTGCCCACGGAAAACTATCGCCAGAGGCCCGCAACTGTATTACAATTGAAAACGAAGAAAACGCATGGGGGTTAGATGATTGTCTCGAGCTTATTGATTTGGTGCCTATCGTTCTTGATATTCACCACCATTGGATTAAAACAGGCGAGTACATCGCGCCCATGGACTCCCGTGTTGATCGGGTTGTTCAGTCTTGGCGTGGTGTCCGGCCTACTATGCATTACTCTGTCAGCCGTGAAGATTATCTCGTGGATCATAACGACGTTTGCGCCCCTGACCATCAAAGTCTTCTAGAAAGCGGATATAAAAAGCAAAAGCTCAGAGCACATTCAGACTTTTACTGGAATACAGCAACGAATGAATGGGCACTGAGCTTTCTAAACACGCACGATATTATGTGCGAGTCTAAAGGTAAAAATCTTGCTAGTTTTGCTCTTTACGAGCAAGCTAAGAAACTTACTTTGCTTTAGGCGCTTTTGGAGCACGTGGCTTTTTAACAGCCGGTGCTTTCTTAGCCGCAGGTGCTTTTTTAGCTCTAGGCGCTTTTGCCGGAACTGCCACTGCACCTGCGCCTTCTACGGCTACAACTGGAGCAACTTCAGCAACTGGTGCTGGAGCAACTTCAACTGGTGCTTCTACCTTGTAAGGTACTTCTGGCTGAGCTTCTGCTTTAGGCTTAATGCCAAATAGTTTTTTAATGTGTTGTAACATGGTTATGTCTCCTGGTGTGTTATTTATAGCTAAATATCATTATGTACAACTTTATTAAGCATATCACGCTAAACGAGGGTAAAACTCCCAAAACTTTAACTCAAACAAAGTTGCCGTATGCCCGCGATGAGTTAGAGCCTAGTATCAGTGAAGATACTATAGATTATCATTACGGCAAATTGTACAAGGCCTACGTTACCCGTTTCAATAACGGAGAGGGCGATGCTGACTTTAACGAAGCAGGTGCATTTTTACACGATTTGCTGTTTACACAATACCAAACACCTAACGGTTCTAACAAACCAACAGGGCCAGCTGGTGAGTTTATTGACAAACATTTCAAAACATTTGATAACTTTAAGGACAAATTTCTTAAAGAAGCCATGTCAGTACAGGGCAGTGGATGGGTTTACTTGTCGCACAGAGGCGAAATTAAAACAATCGAAAATCACGAAATCCGTATGGACATTGTACTCATCATTGACTGGTGGGAACACGCCTGGGCGTTAGATTACCAAGCTGATAAGAAAGGCTATCTAGCCAATCAATGGAAGATTATTGATTGGAATGTAATTAGTGCTAGAATTGGTCTAGCGTCTTAAGACTACTTACGGGCATATCCCATACTCTCCGGGATTCGACGCCCTTCATTTGTGCAAACTTCTTAGCATCGCAATTGCCACACACGTGGTAATAGTTGTTGCTGATCCTATTAGGATCCATATTACCCTTGTCACGGGTAAACACTTCCTGACACGCATCACATCTAAAGACTAATACTCGTTTGTTCCTAACGTAGGTATGATGTTTACCACGTTTGCTGGTGCGTACATACTGTGTTTGTCTAAATTCTGTGCTAATATACATCTAGTATTTACATTAAGATTATAAAAAGCATTTGATAAATATCATATCGAGGGCAATCATGATCACCATTTCAGAGTCAGCAAAGTCGAAAATCAAGGATATTCTCCTTGAAGAAAACAATCCCAAAGTATCTTTACGTACATTCGTCCAAGGCGGAGGTTGCAGTGGATTTAGTTACGGGTTTACGCTAGATGAAGAGATGAATGAGGACGATTTTGAGATCCCCTTAGACGAATTCAGAGTACTTGTAGATAGCATGAGTATGCAATATCTTACAGGTGCCGAGATAGATTATAAAGAAGAATTAATGGGTAGTACATTCAGCATAAAGAATCCTAACGCACAAACAACTTGTGGTTGCGGTTCTAGCTTTGGAGTTTAATAAATGGCACAAAATATAATTGATATTGGTATACAAGGTAACGACGGTACCGGCGATAGTATCCGCGAATCGTTTAATAAAGTTAATGCAAACTTTAATGAACTGTATGCCGTATTTGGCGTAGGCGGATTTATTAAATTTGGCAACTTGGCTGATGCGCCAGGCACTACTGGATTTACCACTACCACTGCGAGTGCTAACGGTACGCAAGTAACATTGTACTTTACAAACCCAAATCCCGGTCTAGGTTTACCTTATAATACTGATGAAAATATTATTGTTACTGGATGTGTACCTGCTGGCTACAACGGTAATCACATTGTTACATCAGCAACTACTAATAGCGTTACATTCAATAGTAGTGTTACTGGCACGTTAACAACTAACGGTAAAATTTCTGGAACAAGTTACAGCAAAAACCAAATCATTATGGGTAGTACTACTGGTAGTAGTTTAACTGCTCGTACACTTACAGCTGGTATTGGTATTAATATTGATACAACTAGCAACCAAGAAGTTGTTATTGCTAGTACTGCTATCGGTCTGATCAACGATGCGGCACCAAGTATGGGTGCTCCAATCAATGCTAACTTGTTTACTATTGGTAGATTAGGAAGCCCAAGTGCAGATCTAGTCGCGGCATTCAATGCTGTCTATGCTAGCCAAGGTGTTAGTACAACATTAGGACAACTAGCGGTTACTGTTGATTATGCAGACACTAATTATTTAAAGGCAACTAACGGACAAGTAGCTGGAGCATTGCGTGTACGTGCCATGCCAACTACTGCACAAACCAACGACCCAGATTATAATGCTAGCTTAACTGGTAACTATGTTGCTACAGAAGCTATACAACGTCAACACGCTGTATTACGTGACGGTGATTCAATGACTGGTGCATTGACCCTAAGCGATCATCCAGGTAGCATGAGCGGGTTTGGTGTCCGAAATGGCGCAGATGATCTGCAAGCCGCTAGCAAATTTTATGTAGACAACAATACATATTACAGTACTGTAAACTTATATGTTAGTACTGTTGGTGATGATACACAGAAAAATACTCCACCGGGCCGCGAGGGCCGTGCATGGCATTATGCTTACCGTACATTGGGTGCGGCATTGTTACAAGCACAAAACGTAATCAGCACAGCGTTTACAGAGCCTGGACCTTACAGACAAACAATGGCATACACCATTGGCCCTAACCAATATAAGAGCCAAATTTTAAGTGTATCATTTACAGGCGGCAACAATAGCGTACAAGGTTATCAAGATGCAAGTGTATTGTTAGAAAACAATAAATCGTTTATTCAAAACGAAACTATTGCATATCTAAACCAAAAATATGTAAACACGTTCACTTTTGATAAGACTCGTTATTCAGGTATCATACAAAATATTGTTAATGCTGTTGGATACGACTTAGCATTAGACACAAACTTTAATAGTACTACACAAGGTAGTATCTTGTTTAATGCGTATAACAGTGATGTTAGCTCAAGTGTACAACAAATTACCGCGGCTATTAATTATGCTAGAGATCAGATTTTATCTTACGCTTATAGCACAACCAACTTACAAAATTATATTAGCAATGTTATTGATGCAGTTTGCTACGATTTAGAGTTTGGTAGTAACTTCCAAAGTATTCAAGTTGCCCTAGCATTTCAATATGCTTACACTGGTGTAGAAGCCACTCCGGTCTTGATCAATCAAGCGGCAACTGCTACCACAGGAACTGCCAAAGCCACTGTAGGTTCTATCACTGGTAACACCATGACTATCGCCGGTACTATTACTGGCGTATGGGCAGTGGGTATGACTGTAACTGGATTTGGAGTTCCAGCCAATACAGTTATCACTGCATTTGCATTAGGTACTGGCGGTGTAGGAACATACGTAGTTACTAATTTAACTAATGCGTCTGTAACAACTGTTAGTTTAACCGGTACTGCCAATACTATTACTGTGGCCAGCACTACGAGTATGTCTGTTGGAGGTCAAATTACTTTCACTGGAACAAGTTTTGGCAACATTGTTGCTGGTAATACGTACTACATCCTTAGCATTGTCGACTCAACACATATTACAATTAGCAGTCAATTGAATGGAACTGTATTTGGTTTAACAACTGCGACTGGTACCATGGAGGCTAACACAACAGCTCCTAGTGAGATTGCCGGTGTACTATCCAACTTAGCTACAAACATTAATGCACTAAGTCCGATATCATCTAGTGTAACATTACAAGCAAGTATCACTAGTATCTTAACTAATATTAGTAATATTATTGTTACCGGTGTTATTCCTAACCCTACATTCCCGCCAGTTACTGTAAGCTCAGGATTTACATACGATCAAGCCAAGTGTTCACGTGACGTTGGACTAATTGTTAACGCTGTACTAGATGACTTAATCTTTGGAACTAA